GTGACGAAAGAAACAATACACCGGAAGTAATTGACAGAAACGAATTCCGTGGGGATATCTACCTCAAACCAGCACGATCAATTAACTTTATACAACTCAATTTCGTAGCAGTACGTACCGGTGTAGCCTTTAATGAAATTGTGGGAAAGTTCTGATAAATCACTGAAATAAAACAATAAAATTAGTCACTAACTGAATACCCCTTCGGGGGTATTTTTTTATGGGAACCAACCAAATACCATTTGCCCACAATCATAGACAACTGTTCCAATATCATCTTCACTTAATGTCATGTTGTTTTTATTTCCGTATTCAAAGGTATAACAGGAAGGTTTAATACTATACAATTGTTTGAATCCATTTTCCAAATAGGTATTACCGGTGAAAAATCTTGTATCGGAATGTGCTAGCACCGATCTCGGTTTATGTTCACTTTTGAATAAATCCAGTACCCCTGTAAACCCAACATTGCCGGTATGTCTGCTGATCATCCAGTTTCCTTTGGTTGTTTCTATAAAAGATACTACCGAAACCAAATCGGGTCCATATACACCATAATGCAATGTAGCACCTGTACCAAATAGGTTATTTTCCATATGGAATGATTCGGCATCAACACCATCAATTTCCTTTATAGTCACTGTACCAATTCTTTCGGTTAGTAGTGATTTAAGGAATGTCTCAATCTGTTTCTCTTTATTGATGTATTCCAAATCGAATATTTGAACCAGTCTGATACCCCTTGATCTACATAACACTGTCTTTTCTAGTAGATGGTTGCTGTTTGTGTTAACTACATTGGAATGCCAGTAACATCCATTCAGTTCAATTCCAATGTTCTTCTCCGGTAACCAAATATCAATTTCCTTTGGTGATATAATGTTTCTGTCATTTTCCAGTATTACACCATCATAGATTGATTGTATGTATTTTGAAATATTCTTCTCAAACAATGAACCGGCAAAACGGAATACTTCCAGATCATGTTTCTTGAAGTAATATGACACAGTGGATTCAGTTTTCATACCAAGTTCCCTTGATATCTCTCGTAATGATTTTTTCAGATCATGATTTTGTTGCTTCAACCAATCTCTATCATTAAGTAAATTGAATATTTCCTCACTTATACCTGTATTTTCTGTATACCATTTTGGATTATCCCAAAAGTTATTGACATTCATGTCATGTTTTACAAAAGCACTACTTACATATTTCGGTTTTACTCTCAATCCGGAAGCAATAGCACTAAGTGTTTTATGTTTATTGTTATGTTCATTTTCCAACCAATCTCTATCATTCAATTTTTCCAATGATTCCATGGGTAAATTAAACTTTCTGGAGACATAACTCAATCCTTTAGATTCCGCAATCGAACGTATGTGGATATTATTTCTCACCAACAGTTTTCGGATTGTTCTTGAATGTCTTTTATACTTCTTGGAACACTCCAATATTGTCAATCCGGAAACATAATCGGAAATAATATCATCCGTCTGTCCTTTCCATATGTATTTGTGATTGCCACAATCATAGACACGTAGATAACCATTAGAATCCATTATTTCAAATTCGGTCTTGCTGATATCATATCCTGGCATATTCACCAGTTTAGACTTCTGGTATTTTTGTCTGGATTCCAATTTATTACCATTCTTACTCATGTAATAGTAATTGGGTGGTGTTATTCCATCAAAAATGAATCCGATCTTTTCATAGCATTTACCTTCACCGAATCTCAAATCAGAATATGTCATACAGTTGACTGGATTATAATTATCCACGAAATAGGCAAACATCTTGCTTAGACCACCAACCACTGTATGTCCAAGAATACTGGAGAATCTGCTGATCTCATACTGATAGTCCTTGTCAAATCTGGATTGCACAAATGATAGAACGGAAACCAATCTTGAATCATGATATAATCCAATATTGATGGAACTATTAATTCCACCTGATATATGGTTGGATTCATGGAAATCTTTACCTACATGTCCCTTTAACTCCATTATGACACATTTTCTTGCTGGAATCCTTATGTTAAGCCCTAATCTTGACTTGATCATGGATTCCAAAATGATTCTCTTGTTTGCCCATTCTGAAGAAAAAATTGTCATCAGTGATATATTGTTATCGGAACAGAAGGTAAATTTGTTCTGATGATATTTTCCGTTTTTCTTGGAAGGAATATGTCTATGCCAATATTCACCACAGTATTCTACTCCAAAGTTTTTTATGGGGACAAAGCAATCAATCTCATATGTTTTGTCCAGTAAAGTGGAGTGACATTCAAATCCAATGCTGGATATAAACTGTTTAACCTCTAACTCACCTTTGGATTTATTATGTGAGTGTAACTTAACCGGAACATTGTTTTCGGTGAAACACCGTTTTAACTGTTCAATGGAGATTCCGTGGGTTTCAGATATTTCCTTGAGTGATTTGGTGTTATTTTCCTTGATATAGATGTCCAGGTTTGCCTGGATGTAATCATAGTCAGTCTTCCAAACATCAAATTTGGAAGTTGTGGTTATTGCATGATTCTTCTGTAACATTCTAATGATATTCCTAGGAAGTCCAGTTGCCTTGGATATACCACTTATATGTGTATTATTGGATTCCAGTTCCTTACGTATGGACTCAATTGCATTCAATTCATCCTGTTTGTTTCGGAAATATCTTCTACCCTGATATGGTTGTATTTTAAGATCATTTTCCTTCAACCAACGAGAAACAACACCAATGGTGGTGTTATAATTGGATGCAATTTCAGTTTTACCAAATCCTTTGGATATAAGGTTTGCCAAATCTTCCTTAGATGGAGACTTTAATATGTTTCTCAAGGATCCATGTTTATTTCCTTTGGATGCAGATGATCTCCTACATTTACCACATGTTTCGGTGTTCCTGGAGAACCTCTGGATGTATTCCAGTCCACATGAATCACAAACACAAGAAACCCTCAGGTTGGAACCTTTGGGCAAATCACTTACTGATACGGAATGAATGGTGTTTTTGGTGACCGAATATCTGGATTTCCAATAGGAATAATTCTTCGGAACAATCCGGATATCAATATATTTGGTTATGATCATTAATTATTTAACCAATCCTGAGGTGTGAAACATTGTTTGGAACAAACAATCCATTGGTGGAGACAACTGGAATTTAGACGCAACCCAGGCAAACCTAATGGACACTTAATCGGATTAAATGTTCACTACGTTCACATTTAATGTTTCACACTTGCTGTTTTGATATTCAGATGGAATAATTAATATATGGTATTGAAACAGGGACAGTCCTGTTATAACATGGTTGGCAACCATTGGCAAGCATAAAATGCATTAAGAGACAAAAAAGTTGATATATATAAATACCACATAAGAGGTGCCTAAATAGATGTAGGACCAGTCATAGTATAACAGGAGAAAATAAAATGAGTCTTGACGTAGGTAGTTTCCGTTCACAGTTAGTGGGTGATGGTGCAAGACCAAACCTGTTTAGGGTGAATATGTCCTTTCCAGCAATTGCAAAAAACACTAATGCAACCGGTGATGCTGCTAACATTGATGAAAAACTTTCCTTTATGTGTCGTACCGCACAACTTCCAGGCACCACAATTGGTGCTGTTCCGGTTAACTTTATGGGACGTGAAATTAAAGTAGCTGGTAACCAGACATTCCCTGAATGGTCAATCACAATCATCAATGATGAAGATTTCCTTATTCGGAATGCATTTGAAAAGTGGATGAATTCCATTAACTCACATTCCGGAAACTCTCGTGCAGCTGGTGCTTTAAATGGTGTTAATTCACCTCGTCCATATTCAGTTGATATTGAAGTACATCAACTCGGCAAGGAACAAGCCGGTGCATCTAGTGCACCTAGACTCAAGACAATTAAATTGATCGGTGCTTTCCCAATTGATATTGCACCAATTGATCTTGACTGGGGCACCAATGACTCCATCGAAGAATTCAGTGTGACACTTGCATACCAGTGGTGGATTGATATTAAGAATGGAATTGATAGATAATCACCCTAAATAATGGAATAAGTGACTAGGAGATTTTAATGGCTGATACACAAGGAAACACCAGTTGGGGTTTCAATCTTTTCGGATTTGACATTACCCGGAATAAAGACAAAGAAGAAAAGAATATTTCACCATCCTTTGTGGCACAAACTACAGAGGATGGTGCAGTCATTGTACAAACCGGCTCATATTATGGAACATATATTGATCAAGAGGGTGCTGTCCGCAATGAGGTGGAACTTATCACCAAGTACCGGGAAATGGCACTTCAGCCAGAAATAGAGTCAGCAATTAATGATATTGTTAATGAAGCAATTGTTTCCGATGACTTTGGTAAGATAGTATCTCTAAATCTGGATGAACTTGATCAACCGGAATCAATCAAAAAGAAGATCATGGGTGAATTTGATGATATTCTCAGACTCCTCAACTTCAATAACTATGGCTATGAGATATTCCGTAACTGGTATATTGACGGAAGATTGTTTTATCACATTCTGATCAATGAAAAACAGAAAAACAAGGGTATATATGAAGTACGATACATTGATCCAAGAAGAATCCGTAAGATTCGTGAAATAAAGAAGGGTCGTGACCAAAGAACTGGTCTGGAAATAATCACCAATACCAGAGAATACTATGTTTATAATCAATCTGGTGTATTAAATTCTTCTGCACCAACATTAGGTGCAAGGATTGAAAAGGACTCTATAATATATACCACTTCTGGTCTTATGGATGCCAAGAAATCCATGGTTCTCAGTTATCTTCATAAAGCAATCAAGCCACTCAACCAAGTTCGTATGTTGGAAGATGCTGCCGTCATTTATCGACTTGCTCGTGCACCGGAACGCCGTGTTTTCTATGTTGATGTTGGTAATATGTCTACCATCAAGGCAGAACAGTATCTAAAAAATGTCATGACGAATTACAGGAACAAACTCGTATATGACAGTGCAACGGGTGAAATCAAGAACGACCGTAAGTTTATGACGATGTTGGAGGACATTTTCATGCCACGGCGTGAAGGTACCAGATCATCCGAAATTGAAACATTACCCGGTGGTGCAAATCTCGGTGAAACTGGTGACCTTGAATATTTCGACAAGAAACTTTATAAGTCACTTGGTATTCCATATTCCAGAACACAACAGGGTACAGGATTCTCACTTGGTAGGTCTACAGAAATCACCCGTGATGAATTGAACTTCACCAAGCTTATCAAACATCTACGTAACAAATTCTCCACACTGTTTGATGATTTGTTGCGTGTACAATTGGTACTCAAGAATATCTGTTCGGAAGATGAATGGGAATTATTCAAGGAGAAAATCTTCTATGATTTTACCAAGGATAACAACTTTGATGAACTGAAAGAAGCCGAATTAAATCAGAACAGACTGAACCTCATGATGCTTGCTGTTCCATATACAGGAACATACTTCTCCAAGGAATGGATTTGGAAGAATGTTCTTCGAATGACAGAAGAAGATATTAACCGCATGAAGGAACAAATGGCGGAAGATGCAAAATTGAATGAGCCTATTCCAGATGGTGCAAATCAATATGTTCCCGAAATTGGAAACAATGATTCAAGTAACCCATCCCAAACGACAACCACCACAACAACACAGGAACCTGTACAGGAACCAGAACCTGTAAAAGAACCGGTTACAGTTAATCCAACACAGTCCACATAATTCATAAATATAAGACAATAGGAGATTAAAATGTCCGTCAGAGAATTGGTAAATGATGCACTTGAAGATAAGATTGAGCAATTGCGCACCAATTTTGCCTTTGAAGTTGCCGGTAAATTATATGAGAAAATGGAAGAACGTAAGCAGGAAATTGCAAAGGTTTATTTTGGACAAGGTAAATCCAAATGAAAACACTCAAGCAAATCCGTGAAGAAATGCAATCCAATCTGCATGAGGCAGAAGATAACAAGAAACTGACAACTCTCATACGTGCAGGACTTTTTGATGTGAAGAAATTGCCACTGCTGAAGCGTGCAATGTCAAAAGACAACACCAAAATGTCTTCTGCTGAACGTGGCTCACTTCTTGATCTGCTGGATACACTCATTGCCCATGTAACAGGTGACCAAACAATATTCAATAAACTGAAAAAATCGGTGAAAGGCAATCATGAATCCGTAAATGAGGCCTATGAAGTAGCCGGTGAACTTCCGATGGTTCTTATTCTCAAGCGCCGTTCCATTCGGTCATTCCCAGATGGTCAACGTGTTGCACTCTATTGGGTTGATAAGTTAAAGACATTCATTTCCGTACCATATTCAGCATCCGGTGTTGGTTATTCACCCAATGTTTCGGAAGATGTTGAACCAGAACTCATCAATTTCAAGATTCTTTCGGAAATCATATCAGAAGAAACACCAAAAACACTAGTGTTTGATGATGGCTCCGAATACAAGTGTGGTGTTAATTCAGCTAAGGCTATATATGAAACATTTTCTGTTCTGGTTGATGAAAACAAAGACAGAATGCTGCAAGCATTGCAAGAAAGCAAGGATTCATTTGTAAAAATGGCTGATCTTTCGATGATGGGTAAGTAAATGTCATTAACCAGGAACATACTTGCAGAAGAATATACGGAAGCAAATCTTAAGATTGACAACATCATGCATTCAATTCTCTCCAGAAAACTGGTGGAGATGAAAAAAGAAATGGTTGCCGAATCCTTCGGTGATACTGTTGAACTGGAAACACTGGATGAAGGTAAACGATTCAGAATCGTAAAGGTTCGTATCCGTAGGGGTAAAATCGAAAGACGTAAGAAGGTCTCCAACGTGAAAGGCTTTACTTTCCGCAAGAGGGGTAAAGGATCGGCTAAGTTGATAAGAATGAAGCCCCTTGAACGTAGAAAGCGTAAATTAGGTGCAAAACGTGGTAAAGTCAAGCGCCGTGGTAAGAAAGCAAAAATCAAACAGAAAATGCGTATTGTAAATCGCAAAAGAAAAGCATTAGGATTAAAATGAGAAAGTACAAAGAAATGGTTGATCTGACAAAAAGGTCATGCTGTTAGCTACAAGAAAACAAAAGACGGTTACGAAATGCATTCAGATGATCATGAGAAGGTAAATGTAGAAATGTCACTTAGAACAGAACTTATAGAACGTGCTATGGAAGTTATGGAAGCCACTCTCGGTGGCTCAAAGTATAAAGGTAAGGAAAACCCTAACAGCAACCATACTTCCACCGAACTTAAGGCCAAAGAAAAAGAACATACCACTTTAGCTAAAACATATGCTATTGCTGCTGAGAAAGAAAACAACCTATCTAATAAAAAACATCAAAATTCAAAAAAGTGAACAAAAACAAAATATGGCGAAACTCATGCGGATAAAGCAGTAGGCTATGAAGATAAATCAGCAAGGCACACAGGTGCAGCAATAGTAGCAAAAACAATGAGTAAGTACGGAAAGACTGAGGACTAAAATGAATGAAGGATTAAACCAATGTTGTTAATTGCCGAAGAAGTCCAAGATGCTTCCTTCATCACCGAAGATGTTGGTGCCGCAAAGAACTACTACCTAACTGGTACCTTCCTTCAGGCTGAAGTAACCAACCGTAATGGTCGCCGCTATAGCAAAGACTTGCTGGAACGTGAAGTTAACCGGTATAACCAGAACTATGTTTCACGTAACAGGGCACTTGGTGAACTGGGACATCCTTGTTTCAGTAGTTCCGCGGAAGTTTTAACAAAAAATGGTTGGAAATCCATAGTTGATGTTACTGAAAATGATGAGGTTTTGGTGCTGGACCCAAATACCAGAGAATCTGAATATTCTAAAGTTAATTATGTTACAAAAAATCTATATGAAGGTAACATGTTACAATTTGAAAATAGATTGTTTAAAACAACAGTTACTCCCTATCACAAATTTGTACTATATGATATAAAGAATGAGCCGTTTAGAGTGACTGCACAGGAAATATCGGATTACCTGAATGATAGTGAAAACAAAACACTTTCACATGCAAAAATACCAAAAACATCAAAATTCAAAAATAAGTCACCCCAACATATTGATATTAATGGTAAAATATTGCCTTTTAATGAATTCTGTTCCTTTCTGGCATTATTTTTGGCAGAAGGTTATTGTCAGAAAGTAAAAAATAAAAAAAACTCATATGTTTCAATGATATATCAAAATGAAGGTCCGAAAGCCAACAAAATACAGTTTTTGCTGGACACTTTAACCGAACATACTGATATTAAATGGTCCAGGACTATTAAACCCAATAGAAACAGAACAAAAAATACCATAATATGGAAAACACATAATAATGAACTCAATACATTTTTGTTCACATTGGGCAAAAATTTTGAAAAATACATACCACAATTTATCATAGATCAATTGGATGCAACATCAGCAGAAAAAATGATGTATTGGTTCTGTTTGGTTGATGGTAGAGTAAATAGTGTTAGAAAAAACCACATGAAATTTGATATATCCTCAACATCAAAAAAACTCATGGAAAATTTCTCACAGATTATAACTTTAGCAGGTTATACCACAAAAACACAGACACAAATAGTCACAAAGGATTATATGTTTGCTGGTAGGATGATATTGTCTAAAAATAGAAGACCTTTGCATTTTAATAAAATCTTAAAATCCGAAAACATATGTATGGATAAACGATTCCTAAAAGTTAAATCCATAAAATGGAATGATTTTGTATATTGTCTTAACACAAAATATAACACATTTTATGTGAGGGATAATGGTTATACTTTCTGGTCCGGCAATTGCAATCCCAGTATCAATCTGGATCGTGTAAGTCACGTTATCACGGAACTTTATCCAAATGGCAATGATTTTATCGGCAAAGCAAAAATACTTGATACTCCTTATGGTAAAATTGTGAAAAACTTTATGTCCGAAGGTATCACCTTAGGGGTATCTTCTCGTGGTGTTGGTTCTCTAAAACAGGCTAATGGCTATCAGCAGGTCCAAGATGACTTTATGTTAGCCACCGCTGCGGATATTGTTGCTGATCCATCTGCACCATCTGCATATGTAACCGGAATCATGGAAAACAATTCATGGTGGTTGTCTGACAAGTTTGGTCAAAAGGCACTGGAGTGCATGGAACAACAAAAAAAGGATTTCTCGAAACTACGTAAAATAGATGAGGAAACTAAACTCAATGCTTTCCGGAGATTCTTAAAAGCACTATAATCCAACAAAAACATAAATATAAGTAACGATATTAAGGAGAGAATGATGGCTCGTAAATCACTAAAAGATACTGTCCATGAACTATTAAATGAGGGCAATGCAGAAACCCTCAAGCCTGGCAGTGGACCTAAGGATGAAATAAAGAAATTGGAAACAGAAGTAGATGATACTGGTGCAGCAATTGATGATGTTGCATCCGAAAAGAAAGACTTCACCAAGTCTGTTTCAAAGTCCAAGGAACCAGGACCTAATCAGAACATCAAAGAAGAGGATGAAAAAGATCCTGAAGATGAGGATGAACCAGGTCCAGATGATGATGGGGAAGATAAGGAAAAGTCCGTCAAGGAGACATATGAATTTAAGATTGACGTGAAGGAAGATATGGATGCATTATTCCATGGTTCTGACCTTTCCGAAGATTTTAAGTCCAATGCAACAAACCTTTTTGAGACTGCAATCAAGTCCAAACTTAAACTCTATAAGGAAGAATTGGACAAGGAATATGACAGTGCTATTGCGGAAGCGGTATCCCAAATCACTGTACATATGGATACCAAAGTTGAAAAGTATCTTAACTATGTTGCGGAAGGTTATATGGCTGAAAATGAAGTAGCCATTGAAAATAGTTTGCGTACGGAATTGACTGAGGACTTTATCTCCGGTCTCCGTAACCTGTTCCTGGAAAACTATATTGATGTTCCAGAGGAAAAGGTCAATGTACTTGAAGGTCTGTCCAACAAGGTCAATGAACTAGAAGATAGACTCAATGAGGAAATCAAACATAACATTGAACTTTCTGAAACAATCAATGAGTCCAAGAAGCAGTTAGCCATTGCTTCACTCACGGAAGGTTTAACAGCAACACAGTCCGAAAAGATTCGCCGACTTGCGGAAGAAGTTGAGTATGTGTCCGATTCGGATTATACGAAGAAAGTGCAGACACTCAAGGAATCCTATTTTCCAACCAACACAATCAAAAAGGATAACTCGATGCTAGTTGAAGTATCGGACAATCCTAATGAAACAATTGTGGAAGAGAATCTGACAGGTAGAATGGCTCAATATGCCAAGACACTTGGTAAGTTTACACCTAACTGAAAATAACAAAAACAATAAATAATCCAGTATATAAGGAGATTAAAATAATGTATCTGTCAGAACAATTAGAAACCAAGTGGTCACCAATTCTTAACCATAAGGACTTGGCTGGAATTAAGGACCCTTATCGCCGTGCAGTAACCGCGGTTGTCCTTGAAAACCAGGAAAAGGCTTTCATGGAAGAGAATAAGATTCTCACCGAATCGGCTCCAACCAACAGTGTATCCGCTGGTGGTGTGCAAAACTATGATCCGATTCTTATCAGCCTGGTTCGTAGAGCATTGCCTAACTTGATGGCATATGATCTTTGTGGCGTTCAGCCAATGACCGGTCCAACTGGACTGATCTTTGCAATGAAGTCACGTCAGGGCTCAATGTCCGGTCCAGAAGCACTGTTCAATGAAGCCGATACCATCTTCGGTTCACAGAATGCCGGTCAGAACCTTGCTAACGTTGGTACTCATGTTGGTACCGATTCAGTAGCCAATACCTCCAATTCTGCATCCTATACAACCGGTCGTGGTATGTCTACCGCACAGGCCGAAGCATTGGGTGACGGTGTTGCTGGTAACGGTTTTGCTGAGATGGGCTTCTCAATTGATAAGGTTGTTGTGTCAGCTCGTTCCAAGGCTCTCAAGGCTGAATATACTACGGAACTTGCACAGGACCTCAAGGCTGTACATGGACTTGATGCTGAAACCGAATTGGCTAACATCCTTTCCACTGAAATCCTTGCTGAAATCAACCGTGAGGTGGTACGTTCCATTTACCGTTGTGCTACAGTAGGTGCACAGACCGGTGTAACAAATGCAGGCACATTTGACCTTGATACTGATTCCGACGGTCGTTGGTCAGTTGAAAAGTTTAAGGGACTTGTGTTCCAGATTGAACGTGAATGTAATGCAATTGCCCGTGCAACTCGCCGTGGTAAGGGTAATACATTGATTGTTTCCTCTGATATTGCATCCGCACTGGCCATGGCTTCTGTCCTTGACTATGCACCAGCAATGCAGGCTAATCTGGAAGTTGATGACACTGGCAACACATATGCCGGTATGATTCACGGAAAGACAAAGGTCTATATTGATCCATACTATGGTGGTTCAGTAAACGGCAATGAACTTGTAACCGTTGGTTATAAGGGCACTTCACCATACGACGCCGGTTTGTTCTACTGTCCATACGTTCCACTTCAGATGGTTCGTGCAATTAATCCTGGTTCCTTCCAACCCTCTATCGGGTTTAAGACAAGATTTGGCATGGTTGCAAATCCATTCGCCACCGCTGCCGGTGACGGTGTGGTTGGTGATCGTAACACAGCCGGTCAGGCTAATAGCTATTACCGGATGTTCAAAGTCCGGAACCTCCTGTAATAATCACTTAGCAATAACAATAACATCAGGGGAACTTCGGTTCCCCTTTTTTGTTGACTAAATAGTTATAATGGAACCTATACACTACATATACTGCTACACAAACACTATCAATGGTAAAAAATACATTGGTAGAACAATCAATATTAGCCAACGAAAAAACCAACATAAGGCTGACTCAAAAAGCAGAAAAACAACTTTCTATTGTGCAATTAGGAAATACGGATATCACAATTTCCTGTTTGAGATATTGGAAGAAACATATGCTCCACAAGAAAGAGAAACTCACTATATCAGAGAATATAAAACATTGAGACCACATGGTTACAATTCAAAGGAACATGATACCGATATGACTGCTGAGATAAGGCATAAAATAGGTATGAAAAATAAAGGCAAGATACGTTCCGAATCACATAGACACTCTATTTCAAATGCACAGAAGGGTGTCCAAAAATCTTCCGAACACAAACAAAAAATATCAGAATCACATGTTGGAATAAAACATTCCATGAAAACCAAAGAAAAACTAGCCGGAATATTTGCACAGGAATGGATAATCATTTATCCTGATGGTCACACTGAGGTTATAAAAAATCTGAATGCCTTTGCAAAAAAACATGGATTGAGTAATATGTACAAGGTAGCCAGTGGAAAACAGGAAAACTCTAAGGGTTACAAAGTAATGAGGGTAACCTCTTGACATATTCCAAATAACCAGATATAGTATATGTTTAAACAATAGGAAGATTTGGTAATGGTTGGTATTTACAAGCTGGATATTCTGGATACATGGAAACTTTCCGAAAAGAACAATCCATCGCCATATTCCCAATATGAGAAGTACAAATCATCACCGGACCGTATCTTTTCCGTGTTTGATTTTGAATATGCTTCCAGACGTAAGCAGATTGATAATTTCGTGAATGGTTCTCAAGGAATATATGATCTGAAAATACCAGCACGAAAATGTACGATAGATGTATATACCAAGAAAAATGTATATGTTAATGATTTCCTTGAAAGATATCATATACAAGGTAAACCACAGTCCTAT